AGTTATCAAGCATAGTGTAGTTTTGTTTTGCAAAACCCTGATAAGCATTTTGTATCATTTCCATAGATGTTCCCATTTTATTGGCATTGTCTGACATATCAATAATGGCTCTATTACCAACTTCACTTGCTTTTTTAGTGTCACCGCCTAATGATGAAATTAAACTAGCACTAAATGATGTTATTTGTTCCATATATTGATTTGCACTTATACCTGCGGTTTTATATGATACTTCCGCATATTTCATAACTTGGTCCGCACTATCACCAAATAAGGTTTCAACACCACCCGTTAATTGTTGATATGCTTTATAATTACCTACTGCTTGCTTACCAACATTAATTAATGCACCGCCTAATGCTTTTAATCCATTTACTGCACTTCTAATAACATCTGTTGCAAGATTAGATAAAACACCCTTAAACACGGTAAAACCGTCACTTGCACCTTTGGTCTTTTTTCCTGCGTCCTCAACACTATCGCCTAAATCATCAGTATCTTTTTCGGCTTCTTCCATAGCCTTTGATAACTGCTTAATTTCATTCTCTGTCTTATTAATATCTGTTGTTGCATTATTCATTTGAATTCTTAAATTAGACATTGATTGTGCATTTGCATTTTGATTAGCCGTTGATTTTTTTACTTCTTTTTCTAATTCTGCAACAACTTTTTCTTGTGCTAGGTATTCTTTAGATGTTGCCCCTAAAGTAGTTTTAATTCTTTCTAACTCGGCTTTTTCTTCGTCATAAGTTTGAACTAGAGCATTATGTTTATTAGTATTTTCTTCATACTTTTGGCTCATAGAGGTATATTGAGATTGTAAAACTTTTAATTTATTATTTTGTTCTTCTAATTTTGAATTCAATACGGTTGATTTACTAGACAATGCTTCAATAGAATTATCATTTTTATCGTATGCAGAAGCAACTACATTCATTTGTGATGAAACTTCTCTTAAATTCTGTGTAATCTGTGCTAATGCTTGTCTATATTCACTTTCACCTGTAAGTTTGACCGCACCACCAAAACCTGCCATAATTTCACCCCCTATTTAATCCAATATTCGTTTTTATTTCGATTTTCTTTGATTTCCTCATATGTTTTACCACTTTTAAACAATAACATTTCTAAATCCCAATTATCTTTATAATGTTGATAAAGTTTGTTAAACATATAAAGTGTCAAGCGACCCGTTTCTTTAAAAGACAAGCCTAATTTAGACTTGCCTATAAAGTAAAACCACGATAAGTCTAAAACGGGATTATCTATTTCGTCCTCGTCGTGGATTATTCGTTTTTTTGGTCGGATTTAGTGCTTTCGATTACTGTTGTATTCATTTTTAATGTTGCTTCTCTTAATCCGATTTCTGTAAGCATACGCCCCACTTGTTTATGTGTTAAAAATTCGATTTTTTCGTCTTTTTCTCTTAACTCGTTGTCAATATCAATACCCTCGTTTAACATAGCCGTAAAACCGAAAACAACTGCTTTTGCGTTTGGCTCGCCTTTGCTTGCGTCTGTTAAAGCACCCCAATTATCAAGTGTGCCGTATTCATCTTGTATTACTTCCATTACATTTAAGTTAAAAACTAAATTATATTTATTTCCTTTATATTCGATTTCATTTCTCATTTCTTTCATTTCATTTTTCCTCTCTCGAATTTTATTCTTTTATCTTCGTAATCTATTCCTAATTCTTTTAAATCATCAATAAAATATGGTGTTCTATGTTTCCAATGTCTAATACTTTTAATAATCCTCTCACCGTCTATATGTTGAACTAAACAAGGTCTATATATAATATGAGATAATCCTAAATTTCTTAATGCTTTACATTCTAAAACATCATATTGTATACATTCAGTAGTTTTTGAAATTTTTTCAATTTCGTTTGCTACTATTAAGGACAAACCTTTAGGGTAATAAGTACATTGATTAGAAGAAAATATATAACTTCTTTTAGTTTTAAAGTAGTCATTAGGAAATGAGAAGAAATTAATAATATCATTAGGGTATTTATTAATTACTTCTTCAATTTCCTTTTTAAAATCTTTACATAGTATTAAATCATCTTCTAATAATACACTATCGGTATTACTAATTATTTTTAATTGTTCTATAAACGATTTTAAAGGCTTATATTCTTTATCTACTAATAATATATAATCTATTTGATTATAACTATTATCTAATTTTCTATCTAATGTAGTTCTTACATAATAATTAATTTGCTTCATCAAATAATGCTAATACTTCATCAATAGTTATATCAGTTATAAAACTTGTAGTCGTTACACCGCTAAGAATAGAAATAATTGGTTTAGATACAGTTGAATTTTCATAATCCGAATAAAATATACTAAATGGTCCTAACGGCTCATACCAAACCATATTCGCTAATGTTGAACTATTATTTGTATCATATGTTTCAAAACTGTCAGTGCCAATTTTAAAAGTAATTCTATATTCTATTGGAGTATCACTATTGTATGGTGTTATTTTAATATAATTATCTGAAGCAAAAGCTAAACGAATAAATTTTTCAGAATTACTAATATCTTCATTAATATTAACACCTTTACTAGTTAATAATTGTAAAAATTTGCTATAATTAAATGTTTTACCTTTAATTGCATAAAATATCTCTCCGTCTGATTTTAAATCAGTAGAGCCCCCACCTTGTGGTACTGCATATTTAGTATCGCCTACTTGTAAACCTGTTAAATCGGCTTCTGTTCCTACAAGTGTAGGATTAGCAACAACTGTTGTACCACCACTTCCGCCTGTGTAATCATCTGCTATACTGTCGATTGTTTCACTAATTGTTTCGCCTGTTGGCTCAACGCCATTTACTATTAAACCTAATTTTCTTAATTTCTCTGTAATTTTTCCCATAATATTTTATTCCTTTCTTTTATAAAATTAGGGGTAAGGGATTAAACCCCACCCCTTATTGTGTGTTTATTATTCGTTTGCGTCCCATACTGCATATAAAGTCATATCACTATTTGGTGTAATAGGACTTGTTAAAACTGTTGTTGAACTTGGATTTGTTCCCCAACCTTTAAAAGTATGACCTGCATAAGTTAAACCTGTACCGTTATCTAATACAACACTATTTCCTGCAACAACTGTTTGACTATCAACTGTTCCACTTCCACCGTTTGCATTATATGTAATAGTATAAGATGTTGATTGACCGAAAACACCCTCTAAATATGTGATTGCGTCTGCCTTTGTTGAGAAAGTCTTTGTTTTAGACCAATCACCGTTTGCAAGAGCATTTACTGTTCCTTGACATTCAAATGTATTGAATTCAACGCTTTCACCTTTAGTATTATCTTCTTGGCTTGGCTCACTAAATTTACACTTAAATAATATTTCAACTCTATATTGTAAAACATTATTTACCATTTCTGTAATTATACGTCCTAAACCAACGTATGGTGCTACATCTGTTGTCTTTCTAACTAATTCGCCGTCTGCATTTACAGTATGACCTAATAAATTCGCCATTGTTGTTTGGTCGTATTTATCAATACCGATTGTCACAGTACCATTATTAAATGTTGTGTCGCTTTCTGCTAAATAATCATCAGCATACAATTTAGCGTCATTATTGTTTACTTCAACATTACAAGAAATAGCCTTTGCAGGTGTTAAAGCACCCGCATAACTAGGTGTTCCGTCTTGTGCTTCTGTTAAGATTGCATATCTAAAGTTATTTAAACCTATCTTTGCCATTTATTCATTTCCCCTTTCTATTGCAAAACATAATGTTTTATGATAATAACCTGTATCATCTTCAAACATATCTTGACTATCACGGGCAGGTTGCCACGTAAAGCCGTTATTTTTCATTATTTCTTTGACCGCTTCAACTATTGCTAAATAATTTCCCTTTGAAAATATATCAAAATCATAATATGATACATAACCTAATATTTCATCATCACCACTATATGAATTAGACTTGTCCCATTCCATATAAGTAATGTAAGTTGTTGATTTTCCACCATACCTTAAAAAACTAACAGGGATTGCTACACCGTTTACTTGAAAATTATTAAAAATCTGTTCTATTAATTCATTCATAATTAATCTTCCTTAATATATTTTTTTTGAACTTGCAACATAGCATTTTCAATTTGACTTTTATTAAATGATTTTCTAAAAAACGGCTTCTTTGCTTCACCTGATGATGACCCGAATTCTCTTGCCCTTATAATTAAAGGCACAGGTATTCCGTTATATTGGTAAATATCACCGTGTCGCCCTGCTTGTCTAGTTTGTCGGTGTTTTTTACCTGTTTTATATTGGTAGCCCTCTGTATCATAAGTAGTCACAAAAAATTGTTTTTCGCCCTCTTTATAATAACCGTAAAAGCCTATTTTAGTGTTTACCCCGTCATCTTTTCTTGTCCTATATGTTTTGGTTATTTTTAAATATGGTGTTAGTTTACTAGCGTCTTTAAAAGCCGTTTGAATATTAGACATTACATTTTGTTTTACTACTTCCGCCCCCGCTCTTGTCATTTCTTCAAACATTTCGGGTGCTTGGCTTCTTAATGACATAAATTCTTCTATCAATTCGGTTGGTAATTGCATTTTAAATTTAGCCATTATTTTAAAATTTCCTTTGCTTGTAATTCTAATTCTACGCAATCCTCATTTATATTATTAAAATACTCGATTTTATAGCGTTTATTTCTAAAAACGATAATCATATCACGATTAGAATTTAAAGCGTTATAATAAGCATTTTCTAATGTTTGTGAGTATCTAATAGTAAAATTAGTATAGGCTTTTTCAAAATTACTATCATTTTTAATTAATGTAAACCCTCTTGTAGTAAAAACATTTGCGTATGGCTCTAATATTAAGTTTTCTTGAACGCTAGGAAATCCCTGACTATCTTTAGTTTCTACTAATTGATAGATTGAGATTTTATATTTGTATTTACCTGCATTTATCATAATAGATTTATACAGTGCATACCTAATATTGTTTCAACAACTTTATTTAGGTTAGTGTTATCAACATACATTGTTCTATTGTCCCACATATCTTGACATAGTATGAAAACCACGATAACCATATCATTATAATTATCTAGGTTTTCAACACTAACGCCTGTATATTTTGATATATAGTCTTTAGAAATATTTATTAAATTAGTTAAAGTGTTTTGGTCGTCTTGTGTGACTTCGCTTAATCTGATGTATTCTGCTACATCTTGATAAGTTATTTCACTAATTTTAGTAATATTATTCATCATTATTCCCCTTTCGGTGAATTTTGCCTAAACAACAAATAATATATTATTCAGTTTTAAGTGTTAATGAAGCAATCTTTTGTTCGTTTTGAACTTTACTATCAAATTCAAACCAACCAATTACGCCGTATGCGTGTTCGTCTGCATACTTTTCTCTTAAAACTTCGATATTAATATCTTCTGACATCTTTGTTGCAAGACCTGACATATCACCATAGAAAATTTTACCCGCAGGCATATTGTCTGATACATAAACAGGCTTACCTAATAAAGATTTACCGAATGGTAATGAAATATCATCTTGTAATAGATAACGTCCCATATCGTCTTTTAACTTTCTTAATGATGTTCTAGTTGCAACTGACATAATCCAAATTGCGTCCTTTTGGTAAATATCTTTTACTAATGCTTGAACGTCAATTAAATCGTCACCTATAAATCCTGTTGTTTTTGCACTTACCATTGTATTTGTTAAGCCTGATAGACCCTCAACCTTATTTTCTGTGCCATTTAATAATTCACCCTCAATAAATCTTGAAATTTGATAAGCCATTTCATCAACGATAAATCCGACAATATCAAATTGTGCATTATTGATTAATGAACGTGATATTTTAGTTAATGCACCTGCTAAAAATCCTGTTAAATTGATTGAACTAAAATTACCTGTTGAACTTGACATAGCCACAAATTCAGTTTGATATGCAACAGTAATGTTTGGTGTAGTTTCTGATGTTTCATCATAAGCGGGGTAGTAAGGTAAATCTAAATTACCCTTAATATTGTATTTAGATGACTTTTCAAGAATAGGTGAAATATCATATACTTTCTTGATAATTCTATTTACAATAGTTGTAGGGATTACTGCACCATTATTTGCCTTTGTTAATTCGCCTGCTCTTTCGTGAACGATAAATCCACGAACATAATTTTCAAATGCTTTTTCATCTGCTTCTTCCTGTGCTTCATCTTCTGCACTTCTCTTTTTAGTGCCACAAGCATTTTGCTTTAATTCCTTAAATTCTCTATCTAAACCTAACGCTTCTATAATTCTTCTAATATCATCTCTGATTTCTGCTAATTCTTCCATTTCATCAGGTGTTAATTCTCTTTTTTCCTCTTTTGCCTTATTAAACAATTCATCTGCTCTTGTCATAAGGTCATTTTGCTTTTCGATTAATTCTTTCTCATTCATAATTAATTTTCCCCTTTCAATTCTCTAATCTCTTTTAAAATTTCTTCTGCTTTAGAATAATCTATATTTTTTTCAACAATTTCTTGTTGTTTAGGCTCTTGTTGTTCTTCCTGTCTTTCTTGTTTTGGCTCTTGCGGTGTTGTATCAATAACTTCTACACTTTCAAACACTCTTTCATCACCTAACAAGACTTGTTTATCATCACGTGCCATAATCAATGTGCCTTTATATGCAGGTGTTCGTGTTCTATCTAATATTGATACTTCTTCTAAATCTAAATCCTTTACTGCTCTATGCAATAAACCTTTTTCATCATAAGTTTTATCAACATCTCTATCTGTAAAACCAAACGACCAACCTACTAAATCGCCTTTTCTAGCCTTATCTATAACATCTTTATCATAAATCTTGGCTCTTGCTCTTAAACCTATATTATCTTCTTCTAATTCTAGGTTTCCGTCTTTTGTTCCGCCTAAATCACGTTTTTTATCGTGGTTTAATAAAACTCTTACGTTGTCATTTCTTGAAAGTGCCTTTTTAAATGCACCCTCTTTCATAGTTTCAATAAAATCGCCTGACCTATCGTGTAATATTTTACTAGGTCTTTCAACGGCGTTTACATAACCCGAAATTTCAACGTGGTCCGCTCTAATTAAAATATTCATACATTCACCCCCCTCTTATAAACTTTGATTTCCTGATTGCTCGAATTCTGTATCTAATTCTTTATCAACTAAAACTTTTTGGATTGCTTCTTGGTCGCCTGATGTTTCATTTTTATTAGGCACATAATATTGATGTGTGTTAGTATCATATAATACTGCACCTAATCCTACATTAATAACATCTAATCCCTTAATGAAATTCATATTTTCTTCTTTACGCATTTCATTTATAGTCATCAATCCAACTTCTTTTGCTAATTTATAAGCCTGATAACGTTCTGTAATATTTGCTTTTATGATTTCCTTTACATCAAATGTAAAGAAATAATTTTTCTTTTCCTTTTCAAGTAATAAATCACGATTTAAAGCCGTTTCAAATGCTTTTACAATAGGGTATATTGCTTGTTTAAATGTTTCATAAAAATCCGCTTGAATATGAAATATATTATTTATTTCTTCCTGTAATGTTTTCTTGCTTTCGTTCAACTGCATTTCAACACTACTATTTGACGCTTCTTGAAAATCTAATCCGTCGTTTAAAACAATAGTATTTGTTTCATTGTTTGCATAAAGATTTTTCCACGCTTTTTTTAATTCGTCCATCTCAACTTGGGCTAACCTACGTCGTGATTTTAAAAACCCTTTTTTATTACCACCCGACTTAACTAAACCTAATTGATATAATAAAGTCTGATACGCCGTTTCTAACGCCTTTGATAACTCAACACATAAACCTGTACTCTCTGCACCGTCTTGTGTTTTCCTCAACAACTTAATAAATTCAAAAGGGTAATACTGTTCGCCCTCAACTAATATTG